AAGTTTAACGGGCTATCGACTGTGTTTAAGAAGTCAGCCTTAACGCTTTGCACCATTCCGTTAATATTAACAACCAAATCATCATCAACAAAAGCATGTCCACGACCTCTAAAATCATCAGCGCTCATACAGTAGTCAGCAGGGTTGCATGGCTGAAGCGCTTGCCCATATCGACTCGCATCGATAGTGAACTTATCGCCAAACTTGCAGATTAATGATTCTGGATTAGCAATCTTAGCTTCTTGGTATGTGTTGTATGTAGTCATCTTTCATTGTCCTGTTTATTAACCTACAAACACAATAACCGACCTAATGAGTAAAATCAAGTCAGTTATTGCATTTATTTTATTTATGGCTGTGAACCACTATTACCAGTAATTGGTCTGCCTTCTGCATCTAAGTAACCACCCGCAGCATGTACGTGTCCATTCTGCTCTTTACCTGCAACAGTCAATGAAGTTGTACCGTTAACCGTAGGAGCACCGACACTAACTGGTGAAGTTGCCGAGCCATCAGGATTAATGATAAATCCGTTTAGGTTAAATACACCGCCCGTCTGCGTCATCGCCCCGCTAGCTTCAACCGTCTTGGTGTAAGCGCCGTTAGTTTCAGACCATGAGCCGTCCGCGTTAACTGACTTGCTATAACTGCCGTTAGTCTCAACAAATGAACCATCAGGATTGATCGTCTTGCTATAACTGTCATTGGCAATGATGATTGTGCCGTCTTTCTTTTGGTAAACGTGACTAACTGGATTGCCATCAGCATCACGGGCGTATGTGCGTTTTTCCCCTGGTTCTGCAATCTTGTTATCGTAGTCAAACGCACCAAAGTAAACGTCATTGCCATTCTCGCTAGTGCGATCGCTCCATCCGTCATCTTGTGGCAGCGGTTTTGAATCGTCACCGAGTGGTTGCAGGTGTTCCATTTCGTTTATGTCACTAGCATCAATCACGGCCTTTATTCGGTCGCCTATTGCGCTAAGTGCTCTTGTTATTCTTCCCACCTTTAGCCTCCTTCTGTTTGGCTCGTTGGTTTCGCTTGCGGCACTTATCAGATCCGCATGTTTCTGCGTTAGACTGCATTCGCATCGGCGGTGCGTCACAGTATGGGCATTTGAAGATTTTAGGCATTAGCCATTCCCTTAAGAATATGCTTGATAACTCTTAAGTCCCATCCGTTGCCGTACATTTCATAAGCTCTCGTGTTACTAACCGCCTCTGTGTAACTATCTGGAAAGTCATGGCAGCGGGCGCACTCTGTCGGAGTTATGTATCGAACCCCCTTATGATCCAGAATGCCGAAAAATCTCTGCGAGCTATAATTTTTAAACATGCTAGCCTCAAGCATTTGCATCTTGCCTTTCGTTGTGAATAATCGAAGATCTTTATTTTTTCTCTTGGCGTGATTCGCCAGCCAGTTAAATGCAGCCTCAGAATAATAGTACCGGTCATCAACCCCCCACTCACGAACGTCACCCCATGATAAGGGTTCGCCCTTAAAATCCCCGCAAGACCAATTAAACCAATACAGTCTATCCCTATCAACCGGTGATACTACGTTGGACTGAATCCGCACTGGTTCGACGCCTAGAAGTTTTGTGATTTCAGTCTCGCATTCTTTTTTCATAACGACGTTTTCAAGCATGAACTTTACTGAAGGGTTAGCCGCCTTGATGTGATTCAGAATACTTAGGTATTCAAAAAACAACGCTGAGCGAGGATCATCAAATGCAAGGCCTTTACCCGCAAAGCTGAACCCCTGGCAGGGTGAGCCCCCTATAACCAAGTCAATACTTGACCAATTAATATCCCAATCTCGCCATTTTGTCACATCGCCTAAATGAATCGCATCTTCGTGATTGTCTTTTATTACTTTAATTGCGTACTGATTGACCTCTGACGAATACCATTTATCAAAATGCATCCCTAAATCTTTAAACGACTGTAATCCGCCTTCCATTCCTGCAAATAAACTCATTACATTCATCATCTTCACCCTGCTTGTTAATGTCTATACAGTGTCACTCAGTTACTGGACAAAAGCAAGCATTATTCTTCCCACGGTAACACCTCCACATCTTCACCATTGTAAGCTTCTGGTAGCGTCAACTCTAAAGCACATGTTCTTGCATTTGGAGTTAGTGACATTGTCACGCCTCGCACAAACATCTTAGTATCACGATAAACCATTGCGGTTGGCGCTTGAATATTTACGAACGTATTTACCGCGTACAAGTCACCCTGCGGATCGCGTAACGTTGCCAGTTCGCACGAATAGTGAATTGAATTAGCTAAACCTCGCGCTCTACGACTTACAGCAACGGTCTTTTCGTCACCGTTAAACGAGTCGGTCGCCATATAGTTGTCAACGCGTAAAGAGTTCGTAAGCTTACGATTCTTTGCTGTGTAGCTTGTCGGATTCTGGCGAATGATAACAGGCAATATGGCTGTGTAATCACTGTAATAGCTTTGCTCACTAAATTGTGGAATAACCGATAGCAATGGCGGTTGATTATCTTTAAGGAATGCCACGCTTTCAGACTCACTTGCTTTGGTTAGAAGCAAGTTACCCTCTAGATTGTTAGTGATCACAATATCGCGCTGCTTGGCTAGTTCAGTGAGATAAGGTGCAACTCGCTTGTCTGGCTTGATAGTCGCCACGTTAAACGATGCGCCAACATCAGCATCAACCACAACGTCAAACGGGAATACTTCCGTGATAGTCTTGGCAATGCGATCTAACTTAAAGCCCCTAACCTCAACAGGATAAGCCGAGATAGGGACGCACGTATCATTGATCACCGCACAGCGAGAATAGGCCGACAGCGTAACGGTTCTTGCGCTAGGTGTAACGGACGGATTAACGCCCATTTGTGTGCCACTGAATACTAACTCCTCGCCAATAAACACTTCTATTGACTGGTAGCTAAACGGTTTGAATAGCTCTCTAAACTGCGTGTTTTCTGGCTCAAATGGCGCGATAATGTCGCACGTATCGAAGCTGTCAAATCGCTGACTAATCACCACCTCTAGAAAGTTTTTAAACTCAATCGAGCCAATCAATACGGTAACTTCATCAAGTGTTGGGTTAATCTTCGTCTTGCTTGGAGTTTTGGGGATAAATAACTGTGTACCCGCGTCAAGCTCTGCACCCGCTGACGGGTTAGCCTTGCGCAGTTTGGCGGTGCTATCTTCTGTTCCGTACTCCTTGCGGCTTACGTCTTCAAAGGTTTCACCTTGTTTGGTGGTGTAGGTTGTCATTGTTTCTATACCATAGTGGTGTTTTGGATAGTATAACACGCACAAAAAAGCCCACTAGGTGTGGGCTTTTGGTATTTAGTTGACCTTTCTGTAGCCTGCATCGTAAAGAGCCGCGCAAACCCTTGCTACTCTACCTCGATAGTTACAAGCTAGGTCTTGAACATTAAAATCCTCAACCATCACATTAACAACCTCATCTTTCTCTTTCAGGCTTGCGGCGCGTAGTATGTATCGATCATTGTCATAAATATCACACTTATTGTACGCATCAACCTGCGCCTTGCGCTCAAGAGTGCCCACACCTGAATCCATGATGATATCCCCAATGCTGAAGCTGTGCCCCGCCTTTAAGAATTGCTCAACTGTCATGCAGTGGTCAGCAGGGTTGCATAGATCTAGCGGAGATCCATCAACTTGGGAGTCTGTCGTAAACAACTCATTAATCTTGTAAATATCATACTCTGGGTTGTCTATCTTAGCCTTTTGGTAGCTTACGTATATTTTCATTTCTTTATGTCCTGTTTTGCTTGCTTGAGATAATACTAGTATTGCTAGTGATTAAAATCAAGTCATTTGTTGCATTTATTTTAACTCACCAAATAACGCATCAAGCGCCCTTTTTTTAGTGTGAAAATATCCGAGTTGTCCAACCCATTCAGCAAAATAACTCTTTCCACTGTATCGCTATCACTGGTGCCAAAATACTGATAAGCAAAGTCTAGAACCAACATATCGCGCTCTAGCACTACATTACGATAGCGCTGCAATGATGATGCAGATTCAATCACACTGCCGACCGTTTTAGTTACGTGGTCGAGTAGCGCCTCATAGCCTGCGCCTTCATCTTCAATTGCCACTGAAGCAAAGTTGCGCTCTTTCCACTCTACGTATTCAAAGAATGAATCTTGAATGGTTATGGCTGCGGTTAGTGCTTCGTCACGCGTTTCAAAGTCAGTCGCCAGAATGCTGTCAGCCGTTGCCGAAACGTTGCTTGATGCAAACAGATCTTGTGTCTGCACTGAGTTTTGACCAACGTTGTTGTATGTCGGTGTGGTGGTTGTGTTATCTGGTCCTATAATGTCGTCAAGCAAATCGCCATAAGCGTCAAACTTAGCGCTGATCAATGCGGCTGTATTGGTGGCTGATTTAACTAACTGCGTACATTGAAATGCCAGTGTAAGCGGCGTGCCAATTAGAGTATCAATGCCGTTAGTGATTGAGTTGGACACGTCATTCAGAAACTCTTCAGCATCCGCGACGCCTTCCACTAGCGGTTTTAACTCTTCTTCAACAGTGCCAACAAAATCATTGATCTCATTAATCAATGATTGCTCTTCAGCAACAGACTCTAGGTTAATCCCATCAGCAAATTCTTCACTTTTAACATTGTCAAAGTTGGTACTGGCCGCTTGCGCTGACTCATTGCGGTTTGTCTGTGCACTTGGATACAGGTCGGTGATTGTCTCAATGAAAGTGATAGCAAATGCGCTCTGGTTGGCACCAGTTTTTAATCTATCAACTTGCTCAATATCATCGGTCGCATTAACTGTTAGCAGTCCGTAGATTGGGTGTTGTAGCTTTCCTGCTCCTTGCTCTGATAATGCTTCGAAAAACTCATTCGCTTGCGTGTCGTGGTCTTCCCCTGAGAAATAGACGCTCATTGGGTAAGTCTTCGCACCAGCAAAGTTATCTTGCACGTACACATCATTGCTTGAAACAAATTCAAATACAGTCGTTTTCTTTTTAAGCTTGCGTCTTACGTCTTCATATTGCAGCGTAAATTCTGCGCCACTTGGTGAGGTGTAGACGCAGCTTTGTAGGCGGTCTTGCCATGCCATAATTTAGTCCACCGTAATATTTAAGTACATAGTGCCGCAGTGAAATTCAATTTCCTCCTGCCTTGTATACCCTAAAGCTTTTGGAGGTATATCTATCGACGCGACGACATACCAAACATCATAACCAGCGCGCCTTATCAGGTTTGTTGCTTTGTTTATTAAATACCTAGCAGTTTTATCGTCTATGTTTTTTTGG